ACTGCTGGTACTTATTCAATAGTCGCTACTGGTGGTGGTGGATCTGGTGCTACATTCTCGGTTGTAATTGCTGGAAACGGTGCTGCAACTATTACCATGACCGATAATGGTTCTGGATATGCAGATAACGATACTTTAACTTTACCTAGAGCAGGTAACTACGGTGGTGCTTCTGACGTTACAGTCCAAGTTAATGGTGTAGCTGGTGCATTACCTGTTGCTGGTGCTTCTATTAAGTGGGCATCTGGAACTAGTACATACTACGGTAGTGTTTACAAAGTAGTTGATGGTGATACTATTCAAGTTACTCTCTGGGATACTACACAGAGACTTGCTATAGGTTCAGTTGTACAAACACATGCTGGTGCTGGAGTAGGTACTGTAAGTGCAGTAAATCAAGCTGATGTTTATGGTACTCTAGAGTATGCTAATGGTAAGAAGTGGTCAACTATTGCACCACAACCAGGCACATCAAGTGTTACTGCATCTAAAGGTGGTAAGTATGACGAATTCCATATTGCAGTAGTTGATACTCTTGGTAGTGTAACTGGAAATGTTGGAGAAGTTTTAGAAACAATGACATATGTTTCTAAAGCAACTGATGCAAAAACATCAGAAGGAACTGCAACATACTGGAAATCTTTTGTTAATGAACAGTCTAAGTTCATTTACGCTGGAGATCAAACATTTGCAGACACTGGAGATCAGTTAACTCAAGCAAATATAACATCTGGTAAAACTTCTGCTAATATTGGTAGTTCAAGTGTTGATGCATGGTTCAAACCATTTACTTTTGGTGGTTCTTCTACAGAAGGAAGAGTTCTTGCCTCAGGTGCTAACTACGATTATTCAACATCAAATAAGATTGAATTAGTTGATGCAGGGTTAATTGCTGGATATGATTTAATTAAAGATCCAGAAATTTTCGGAGATATTGATTTCTTAGTTCCAGGCAAGATTACAATTGCTAAAGCAGTTGGATTGATTGCAATATCAGAATTAAGAAGAGATTGTATTACAGTTGTTTCACCAGAACGTTCTGATGTAGTTAACTCAAATACAAATTCTCAGAAAGTAGATGCTATTATAGATTTCTTTAATCAACTTCCAAGTACATCATATGCAATATATGATTCTGGATATAAGTACATCTATGATAAGTATAATGATGTTTATCGTTATGTACCTTGTGCAGCTGACGTTGCTGGTCTATGTATTAATGCTACAATTAATGCAGAGTCATGGTTCTCACCTGCTGGATATAACAGAGGTGGAATCCGTAATGCAACAAAACTTGCATTTAGTCCAAGACAGGCTGATAGAGATAGACTTTATACCGCAAGGGTCAATCCTATTTCTACATTCCCTGGCCAAGGAACAGTATTATTTGGTGACAAAACTGCACTTGCTTCACCATCTGCATTTGATAGAATTAATGTTCGTAGACTCTTTATTGAGTTGGAAAAGAATATTGCACAATTCTCTAAATATCAGTTGTTTGAGATTAACGATGAGTTAACAAGATCTGGCTTTAGGGCTGCAGTTGAACCATATCTTAGAGGTGTACAGGGTAGGAGAGGCATTTATGACTTCCTAGTTGTTTGTGACACTTCAAACAACACTCCTGATGTTGTTGATAGAAATGAGTTTAAGGCTGAAATTTACATCAAACCTGCTCGTTCAATTAACTTCATCACAATAACATTCGTTGCTACTAGAACTGGCGTTTCGTTCAACGAATTAATTTCATAATTTACCCTTTAGCTTACTACAACTTCGGAGAATAACACAATGGCAAGAGGCATATCAGAGTTTAAGTCAAAACTTACACAGGGTGGTGCAAGGCCGAATCTGTTTATGGTTCGCCTTAACTTCCCAAATGAACTATCTAGTGTAATAGATTTTGGAACAGTTGATGCTAATTCTGCTACAGAAAAGGCTCAATTTCTTGTAAAAACTGCACAAATACCTGCATCAACAATAGGAGCCATAGACGTTCCTTTTAGAGGAAGGATGCTTAAAGTTGCTGGAGACAGAACATTTGAACCTTGGTCAGTTACCGTTTTAAATGACGGTGAATTTACCATTCGTAAAGCATTTGAAGCATGGTCTAGAGGTATTAACGCACTGACAGAAAACGTTTCACAACTTGGTTACGGTGATGGTGGTCAAGGATACACAGTAGATTTGGAAGTATTCCAATTAAGTAGAGATGGTAAAAAACCAGATAAAACTCCACCTAATATAACTGCTGCTGGTAATGATGGTATGGACGTTGTTCGTGCTTATAAGTTCTATGATGCATGGCCATCTGCGCTATCTGCTATAGATCTATCATACGAATCTAATGATCAAATTGAAGAATTCACTTGCGAATTCCAGTATAACTATTACGAGGTTTCTAACCCAACTCTAGACACCGCAAGCTAAAGTAACTAAATAGTAAAGATTAAAGAGTAAATTTATACTATGACTCAGTTATTTGGGTTTTCTATTGCGGAGCGTAAGAAGAAAGCAAAACTAATTTCTCCCGCCCCGCCTAATAATGATGACGGCACCTCCGTAGTAGCGGCTGGTGCCTATTTTGGTCAGTACGTAGATATTGATGGAATACCTAAAAGTAATAATGATTTTGAGTTAATTAAGAAGTACAGAGAGATCGCATTACACCCAGAATGTGATAGTGCTATAGATGATATAATTAATGAATCAGTTGCTAGTGATTTAGATTTTGCGCCAGTTAATATTGAGTTATCTAATTTAGAAGCTAGTGATAAAGTAAAGAAACAGATAAGAGAAGAGTTTAAATTTATTTTACGTTTATTAGATTTTGATAGAAAATCACATGATATATTCCGTCGTTGGTATATTGATGGTAGAATGTTCTATCATAAATTGATTGATTTTAATAAACCACAGGAAGGAATTAAAGAGTTAAGATATATTGACGCATTAAAAATAAAGAAAGTTAGAGAGATAGTTAAGAATAAAGATGGGGCCGCTATGGTCACCCAAGATGGGGGAATGACAAAATCATATGACTATGGTGATGTTGTAGAATATTATATGTATTTCCCTAGTGGGTATAAAACAACTCAAGCAAAAGGATTAAAAATTGCTGATGATGCAATAACTTTTGTTGCTTCTGGATTGATGGATCATAATAGAAATATGACTCTATCGTTCTTGCATAAAGCCATTAAATCAGTAAATCAACTAAGAATGATTGAAGACTCATTAGTGATTTACAGAATATCAAGAGCTCCAGAAAGAAGAATTTTCTATATTGATGTAGGTAATTTACCTAAGATGAAAGCAGAACAATATCTGCGTGAAGTAATGAATAGATATAGAAATAAACTGGTATATGATTCTGCTACTGGTGAGGTAAAGGATGATAGAAAGCATATGAGTATGCTTGAAGATTTCTGGTTACCACGTAGAGAAGGGGGTAGAGGTACTGAAATTACTACATTGCCTGGTGGACAAAACTTAGGTGAGTTAGAAGATGTTAAGTATTTCCAGAAGAAACTATATAAGTCTCTCAATATTCCACTCTCAAGACTAGAACAGGAATCATCATTTACTATTGGTAGAACCAATGAGATTACCAGAGATGAACTTAAATTTGCTAAGTTTGTTGGTCGTCTACGTAAGAAGTTCTCAGATCTATTCAATGATCTTTTAAGAACTCAATTACTACTTAAGGGTATTCTTACTATAGATGATTGGGATGATATGAAAGAAAATATTCAATACGATTATATTTTCGATAATCATTTCACAGAACTGAAAGATAACGAGCTTCTAACTGAAAGATTGAATTCAGTTGGAATGATTGAACCATACCTCGGTAGATATTTTTCAGTTGATTATGTACGTAAACAAGTCCTTCACTTCACTGATGAGGAGATAGAAGAGATGGATTTACAGATTGAGAAGGAAAAAGAATTAGGAATAATACAAGATCCTATGGAAATGGATCCTTCGATGATGGGTATGGGTGGCGAAGAAGAGATGACTCCTGGCGCCATGAATGGTGGAGAAAGTGACTTAGATAGTGCTTTTTCCGCAGCAATTGCTCCTGGCGATATGGCTAAGGGTAAGATTTAATAAATATATAATATAGTGGAGTATTATTATGCCTTCGATATCTAGAGAGATTGTTGACGCTATCGTTAGTAAAGACAATCACAATGCGAATGAAAAAGTATATGATGCACTTTATGGAAAAAGTTCTGAACATCTTCAGGCTCGTAAAGTACAAATAGCAAAACACTTTTTTGATCCTGAATATCAAATAGATCAGGATAAGGAAGAGAAGATTGATCACGCAGCAACAGATTCTGAATCACAATCAGAAACACCAGCTGCTGAAGTAGAACCCACCGAAGTAGAACCCACTGAACCAAAGGAAGAGTAACTATCATGAAACTTATTTCAGAAGAAATTGAATCAGTAAATTTTATCACTGAGGAAACGGGTGGTAAGAAGTCGCACTTTATCGAGGGCGTATTTCTCCAATCTGATATTAAGAATCGAAATGGGAGAATGTATCCCATGAATACTCTTTCTAGAGAAGTTGGTAGGTACAATGAGTCCTTTATCCAAAAGGGTAGAGCTCTTGGTGAGTTGGGTCATCCAGATGGCCCTACAGTAAATCTTGATAGGGTTTCCCACAAGATTATCTCATTAAAACAGGAAGGTAAGAACTTTATCGGTAAAGCGAAAATTCTTGAAACACCTATGGGTAAAATTGCATCATCACTATTAAGTGAAGGTGTTAAACTAGGGGTGTCCTCAAGAGGACTTGGTTCTATCGAAAGAAGAGGAAATATGAATATCGTTAAAGATGATTTCATGCTTTCTACTGCTGCAGATATTGTAGCTGATCCTTCTGCTCCAGATGCTTTTGTGGAGGGCATCATGGAAGGTAAGGAATGGGTTATGGCTGAAGGACGTTGGCA